GTTCTGATGTATTACCACGTATACTATACAGTATTGGAGCTACTACTAGCGTTAGAAAGATATTCCACAACAAGTATGCTGTAACTTCCATGTCTTTTTATTTAACCGATTTGTTTTATAACTGATATTGTTCTTGCAATGTCGTCAGCTATCTTTCTATCTAAAATTCCTTTCCACCTTGTAACTTCATCATCACCCATAGCTGCTTCTACCCAACTTTGTACTTTAGAAGAATTTAAACTCCCAAAAGCTACAAAATTAGAAATACTATCTGTATTTAAAACTTGAGTTCCGTAAAGTTCTGCACTCCAATTATTACCACTCGAATCTTTGTTAGTATCATCAGTTGCTTTTAATCTCCAATGTACATTGTTTACGACATCAGCGTTGCCATCTTTTGTAGGGTAAGTATCAACAGTACTTACATCCCATGTATAATTAATTGCCATATCTTTATCCTTCTAATGTTTCTATTCTAGATTTTAAATCTTCAATTATTGTTTGTTGTTCTTGGATAGCTTTAGTTAATACTGATGTTAGTTGTCCATAAGCTATTCCTTTTGAGCCATCTTCTCCATTTACAACTTCAGGGATAATTGACTCTATTTCTTGTGCTATAAATCCTATGGCATTTGAGTTATCAGCTTTAACTTTATATTTTCTTGGTTTCATAGCTTTAACTGCATCAAGTCCATAAGTAATGTCAGCTATATTGTCTTTATAAGCTGCGTCAGAAGCATCTGACCACGCACCTGCTGCTGTTAGTTTTGCTGTGTTAGCTGCTGCATCAAAATATAAATAGCCCGCTTCACCAGTTGAATAATATATTCTTCTATATTCATTAACACCGTTTCCATGTCCTATACCTATTCCGCCAGCATTACTTGAGTAAACTGAAAGAACAACTGTTGTGTTAGTAACATCAGATGTTGCCCCAATACATAAAGTTTGGTCTTGTAAAAGTCGCATTGCTTCTGAACCTTCAGTGTACCATTTATGTTGATTTACTCCATCACTAAAGTTACCAAACGCATACATAAGTTGGTCAGTACCATCATCTTTGGCTTGAAAACTTAAAGTTGAACTTCTACTTGTACCACTAGACCAATCTTCTGTTGATTCTGTATATATAGACGCTGATTGAGCAGTTCCACCTGAACCTGTCAAGTGAAAAACTAACCCTGCTCCAGTTGAACTAGCATGAGTCCTTGTTAGTTTTAGCATATCTTCGTAACCACTACTTCCTGCGTCTGTAATTTCAACTACAGGTCCATCATGACTAATTATCATTCTTTCAGTATCAGATGCAGGAGCTTGTGCACCACCACCAGTAGTAGCAAAAATTAATTTACCATCTTCTGTGCCATCACTTGCATCTGTTATTTGTCCATAAATACCCGCATAAGAAGTTTTTTCGTCAGCATCATTTTCTCCATAAAAACAAATTAATCCGATATTATCATCGTCAGCCGGTGAACTTGAGTTTCTATACAATGATAAATCAGGAGCAGTAGAAGCTCCTGCTTCGGTTGATATTAACTCTACTAAATTACCTGTTCCTGTTCCTGAGACTGTAAAAGTAGTTCCATCATAAGTTAAATTAGCTTCTGCATCTAATTCAGTAGTTGTGCTTCCTATTGTTACTAATTCATTTGCTGTTGCATTATTAATAGCTGTAACTGCACCACTTGAAGACGACTCCCAAGCTACTCCACTTCCTGTAGAAGTTAGTACTTGTCCGTCACTACCTTGTGCTCCACCGATTGTTAGGTTATCTGTTTCTAGTGTTCCATCGATGTCTACGTTACCTGAAATATCTAAACTTGCAGCATCTACTTCGCCTGCTACTGTTAATACTCCATCAGCAAGAGTCATTAAATCTGTATCAGATGTATGTCCTATTGTTGTACCATTAACTATTACATTATCAACTGTAAGTGTTGTAAGAGTTCCTAAACTTGTAATGTTTGATTGGGCTGCACCTGTAACTGTAGCTGCTGTACCCGAAGCATTTCCTGTTACATTACCTGTTAATGCTCCTGCAAAAGCTGTAGCAGTTAATGTTCCTGAACTTGGATTATAAGTTAAGTTACCGTCTGACTCTAAACCTAAATTACCACCATCTACATCACCACCTGCTGTAAATACAACAGCATTTTCTTCGTTTGTACTTTCATTGTCTGTTATAGTGACTGTAGTTGCAATAGCTGCAGTACCTGTAGTATCTTGGTTTAATGTTCCAACTGTAAAGTCTAATGTATTATCTGCATCTTGGTAAGCTACTGTAATACCTGATTCAGTATTTGAACTGACCATAGCTCCTACAGTATCTGCAATAGTTTCAGCTAAAGTAACTCCACCAATAGTTATTGCATCGGCTTCTAATGTACCATCTATATCGGCATCACCTGAAACATCTAGCGTAGTTAAATCTAACTCACCTGCTATAGTAACATTACCATCTGCTAAAGTTATTAAATCAGTATCAGAAGTATGTCCAATAGTTGTTCCATTAATTATAACATTATCAACTGTTAAAGTTGTTAAAGTTCCTAATGAAGTTATATTAGGTTGAGCAGCAGTTGTTACTGTAGCTGCTGTACCTGTAGTATCTTGGTTAAGAGTACCAATTACAAAGTCTAAAGTATTGTCTGAGTCTTCGTATGTAACTGTAATATTTGTTTCTGTGTTAGAGCTAACCATTGCTCCAACTGTATCACTAATTGTTTCTGCTAATGTAACACCACCTATAGTTATTGCATCAGCTTCTAGTGTTCCGTCTATGTCGGCATCTCCACTTACATCTAATGAACCTGCATCAAGTTCTCCTGTAAGTGTAATATTACGAAACGATGCAGCATCTTTATTACTATCTACTACAACAGCTTTAGAAGCTGCTACAGTTCCTGCTGTAATTCCATCAAGCATCTCAAGTTCAGCTTCTGTTAATTCTGCACCTGAACCTAATGTAAGTGTTCCTGTTACTGTAAGATTATCATTTACTGTTACTTCAGAAGTTGTGTGACCTATTGAAACTGGAACACCTGATGTTGCAGTACCTATAGTAATACCATTTGAAGTATTAGAGTTATCTATATTTAATGAGGTTGTTGCGTCTAATGAAATTGTTGTTCCATCTACTGCTAGTGTTCCATCTATATCTGTGTTGTCTAAGTTAGCAGTTCCATCAACATCTATATCACCTGCTACATCAATTCCTGCAGCACCTGCTAAAACTAAATCATCTGCTGATGTATCCCAAAGCATGTAAGCACTTGCTGTATCTCCAAAGAATTTAACATCATAACCTGTATCGTCAACACCTACCGTAAGAGTTGCATCAATCTGAACTGCACCATCAATATCTACAGCATCTAAATTAGTAGTTCCGTCTATATCTGCATCACCTGATATGTCAAGTGTAGCTGCATCGAGTTCTCCTGCTACTGTGAGTACACCACTTGTAAGAGTTAATAAATCTGTATCTGATGTATGACCTATTGTAGTTCCGTTAACTATAACATTATCAACAGTCAAAGTTGTTAAAGTTCCTAAACTTGTAATGTTAGTCTGTGCAGCCGTTGTTACAGTTGCTGCAGTTCCTGATACATTACCTGTAACATCTCCTGTTAATGGACCTGCAAAAGCATCTGAGGTTACTGTACCATCAAAGTATGCATCTTTAAATTCTAATGAGCTTGTACCTAAATCTATATCGTTATCTGTTACTGGTACGATAGCTCCGTCTTGTATTCTAATTTGTTCTACTGCTGCTGAAGATACCTCTACAAATACTCCCCATCGGTTATTTGTACTATCTACAACTATTTTATTAAGGAAATCTAAATCTCCTATTGTGTGGATGTTACCACCGTGTCCTGCTGTTCCATCGTGCCTGTGTCCTGTAGAACTAGCACTACTTGAACTATAAGTAAATGCGTTTACTAATTGGTTATATTCATCATTAAATAAAGATGCTGTGATAGTATCACCATCACTCATTGAACTTTGTCGTGTATAACTCTGTGCCATTTTTATTGTCTCCCTGAAGGTTCGTAATCTATGTATATGCCATTAACTGTATATGGGTCTTTAGTATCATCACTAAAAACTCTAAAATAATTGCTGTGTCCACTTCCCTCTACTACTTGTCTTGTTATAGGATCAGAAGCTGCTCCAAAAACGTAGCTACCTGTAGTAAATGTTGCATTACCAAATAATGAAGGCTTGTCTACTGATATAGAATAATCTGAGGGTTGTGGATTATCTGGATCATCAAAATTATATCTTATTCTTAAAGTAGATGAAATTTCTCCTTCTGGTGTTGCTGAAATTTTAACGTATTTTAAAGTCTTTAATGTTCCTAAATCCCCGTAATCTAAATCTGGTGTTTGATATTCTGCTTTAATATTTGTTTCTACTTCCGAAGGATTAAAACTATTACCTGTATCGTGATTATATACATAGCCATTATAATCTCCATGATAATGCTTTTCAACTCCACTTGAATTAAAACCTGAAGCTGCTGCTGCACTTGCATCTATTCCAAAAGTTTCTGCCCATTGAAAATTTGTAGCCCCTTGAGCATCTGTTTTAAGTGTTCCTATTATTCCTTCTGAGGCTGTACCAGTAGAGCTTGTACCATAGTATAAGCGATATTGAGATTTATCTCTAATAACAATACTGCTTATATTAAAGCTTGAAATATTATCAGCAATGTCTTTCATTATTGGTTGTATAGACCTACTAACTGTTCCTAATTCTACGTCACCAATTCTTACTGTACCTGCTAATGTTCTTATTCCGTCTGGTGCTAAAAATACTAAGTCACCACCAATCTCTTGAATACTTTTTCCATCTAAACAACCTATGTTTTGTGTAATTGGTTGTACAGCTATTGTAGATGAATTATTTATATTTACTAATTTGTAAATACTGTTTCTACAAAATATTATTAAATCATTCCTAAAACTTTTTAATCCTACTACTTGATCATCTAATACAATACTACCTGAACCAGTTGTAGTAAAATCATCTATATCACTTGTGCCACTATAAAAAATAGTATTAGGTGCTGTAGCTGCTCCTGCTACTACTAAGTGTTTATCATGTATTGTACAAAACTTAGGATAGTGTGTTCCACTTACTGTAATTTCTTTTGCAAAATAAGTTCTATCACTTAATGCACCAGTACCTGTCATTTTAAAATAAAAAGGTTTAGCACCTGATCCTTCATCCGTAATTATAACTTCTCCATAAGTTGTATCACCTTCAAAAGTTACAAAGTGTGCTTTACCTTGTGAAGTTCTAGCTGCAGCACTACGTCCTGTAAAAGTACTGTAGTTATCTCCACCGCCTGCTACACTAGCTCTATTAATCTGTAACCAACTTGTTCCATCTAAACTAAAATAAATATTAGTACCTGAACAAGCTATTACACCATCTGCATATACATGTAAGCCTAATACTTGATTAGTGCTATTTGGTCTAGCAGCACTTGCTCCTCCTAATACTGAAAAACCATTAATTCTTCTATAACCACCTGCAACATCTACTTCAAAGTTTCTTAACCTTGTAGCTGCTCCGGGTCTACGAAGTAATTCAAAAGAACTAGAAGCTTTGTCTAGTCCTCCTTCACATGCTAATGCGTATGGTTGTGTTGCCATTAAAAGTAAAGCCTATCGTCTGTTATATAATTTGGTTCAGGATTTAAAAAGTTTGAACGCATTTTCTTTAATCCTTCTTTGTAATCTTGTAATGCAAAAGCTGCTTGTTGTGGAGAATCTTTAAACTGATGAAAGTGGTATCTTGCTCTAGCCATAAGAACAGATGCATATACATCAGGAAAAACTATTGTATCTCCATGAGCATCTAATGCTGTAGGTAAATCCCAAGCAAAGAACCAGACTCGATATACTTTATCTGGTATTGGACTTAAACCAAATTTTCTTGTATCAGGACTTCTAATTACATGTGTAGGTTCACCATAACTTTGACTGTCCGAATCATCTGCATTTTCTGATTCTCTTCTGTATCTTACCCAATCAGGAGAATTTATAAATTTTAAATTTTGACTTGTGTATGGAGCACTTTCTCCACTTACACCAATAGTTGTCAGATAAAAATTATCCCAATCTATTGCACCATAGTCTGTAGTAACACTAGAACTGGATGATTTTAATTCGTACCATCTAGTTCCTGCTACTGTTTCAACATACACATTACCATAAAAAGGATCAGTTGCTCCACTTTCTCCTGTAGCTAAAAATCCCCATTGAGGTTCTGCCATTACTATATCATCATATGCTCTATTGACACAATCTTTTGCGTGAGCTTGAATACCAATTGCATCACTAAAATTAGACGAAGTTAAAACAACTTCGTTTAGTTCTCTTAGTAATTCATTAGTAAGTTGTAAATAGGTTGTTGCCATTATTTTTTACCTTTAGCTTTTTTCTTAGCTGTTTTACTTAAATCTTTAAAGTGATATAATTTTACACTTGTTTTTCCATGAGTTTTACCAGAATGTAAATCTCCATTAGGCATTTTATGAGTTCCACCTTTATGTAGTGTGCCGTCTCTTTTGTAATGTTTTACACCTTTCATAACTATTTAGGCATACATTTAGGCATTTCGCCAGAACTATAAGAAGGTTGTGTTCCTGCTTTACCACCTTTGTTGTATTGTTTGCGTTTCATTCCACCACCACCACCATATTTTTTTATACGAGGCATTTTACCTTGTGCAGCTTTATTTCCTAAATTGTTTTTGTAATCACCTTTCATGTTCATATTTGTTCCTTTTTAATTTAAAGTGTAAGGGAGAAGTGAACATAAAATTCCTTCTCCACTTACGAATCAATACTAGTCAATGCTCTAGACTATACTACTAACCCGCTTGAGTTGTAGTAATTCCGTCTTGAACTTTGCATTGTCCATCAAGATACCAATTAGTACCATCAGACCATACATGAACAAAATCTCCATGTACAGCTTTATTAGCTACTAATGAAATAGTATCTGCATCTGTTACTGTAGCTACGCTTCCTGCTGCATCTTCTGGAGAAGACACATTACCTACAATAATATTAGCACTAGATGCTGTTACTATTGTATGCGTACCTGTAGGTTCAGTTGCTCCGACATAAAACCAATACTCTAAACCTGCTGCGGGAGAAGGTAGAGTTTGTATTCTAGCTGTTGCAGTATTCATAACAAAACGAGTGCCTGATTCGGCTGCTGTAATGGTATTAGCTGCAGTTATTGCTTCTGTGTCTGAGGGCTTCTGGACTTTAGTTGCGAGTTCACGTACATCTGATACTCTTGCTGAGTTACGACCAGTATCTCTTATGTTTACTATTGCCATATTATTTACCTCTGTAAAATTTATGTGTTAAACAAAGAGGAGGAGTCCGAAGACTCCCCCAAGTTTTAAGTATTAGTCTATTCCGTAGAATGCACCAACTAGAGCTTCATCTCTAAGTACTTTCGCACCAAAAACATGAAGACCTCTCACAATGTCACCAAACGATGTTGGATCTCTCAACACTTCTGTTGAAAGAATTGTGTTAGCTGTAGCAGTAGATGAAATATGACCTGCCAAACATTTACCGGCAGCATTAGATGTGTCAGCTATGTTGTTTGACTTGTACATATCAAAGCCACGAAGTTTACCACTAGAAACTAATCCGTTTCTAATAGAACCTTGTCCGGCATTGTAATCTACTGAAAGCAATTTAGAACTAGAGCTTCCTAGCACTTCGTAGAAGTCAGGACCTGCAACGAACCATCTACCTTCTTCAGGTACATTTTGATCGTCTAATAGTCTTGCCATTCTACCCATAAGGTCTAGAGGGTCA